TCTTCCAGTTCAGCCTGCAGTTTCTGGACTGTGTTCTGGTAGTCTGCGATCTGCGCCTGCATGGACTCATTGTCCTTTGAGCCCTTCTTCAGGTTGTCGATCAGGGTCTGCGCTTCTGTGTGCTGGGCTGTCAGGGCGTCGAAGTCTGCCTTCAGCTTCGGGTATCTGACATCCATGTTCTCTTCGGAGGCCGTGAAGATCTTGTTCGCCTTCATCTCCTCCAGCACCTGTGAGATAACGTTGTCATCCAGTCCGTGCTTCTTTAACAGTTCCTTTAAGGTCATATGCTGCCCTCCTACGATTTTGTACGGGTTACGTCCCGGTTAATGGATTGCGCTGTGGATTACGGGCACAGCCGGCCGTGAAAGGGTACCAGCGGGTGCTGACCCCGCTCCGGCGCAGGACTCCGAAAGACTGCACCGTTCACCGGATGGTACCAAAAAGGACGCCACATGCAGCTGTGACGTCCGGGTGAGAGGAAAAGTATGAAGGTATGTATCTATCAGCCTACAACAATGCAGGCGACGATATCCATGTTGTATGTGGCGATCCATGCGCCTTTCCTGATCACGACGAAAAGGCCGTCTGCGTACATGTAGTCGTCCCAGAACCTCTGCGGGATGATGTCAGTCTTGCCGTCTTTGAAATAAATCCTGATCTTCTGTTTCTTCTTTTTGGACTTGCTCATGTGTCCTCCTTTATCTGCAGGTATCTTGCCTTGAACGTACCGAACTGGTCCGTCTTGTCCAGATCATAATAGCTTGCCCTCTGTCTCAGCCGCTCCAGCTCATCCTCATCCAGTGCCCACTTGGCCCTCTGCAGGATAGCGCACCGGCAGTGTATGTCCTCGCTGGGCACGCCGAAGCCGCCCGGATACAGGGCCTTGTGGCCGCTGACGGCGAACTCCTCGTCCACCTCTGCCAGCGTCCCGTCAAGGATCCTGTGGTCCTCACGGGTCCGGTCGTCCAGAGTAGCGTCCCACTGCTTGACCACGTCGGCCCCGGCCTTCTTCGCTTCCTGCTGGGCCGTATAGGCCGCCTCCTGCTGGATGCGGTGGCCCTCGGTGCGGGCGATCCGCTGGGCGTAATAGGCAGGGTTGTCCATGCCGGATATGCCCTTGGCCAGCTTCTCCGATATCTGGTACCACGTCTTGCCGGACGCTATGCCCCGGGAGACCTCGGCCTGTACACGCCGCTTCATGCGGGCCGTGCCGCCCTGCAGGGACTTGTACAGGTTGTCAGAGAGCTTGGTGTCGTTGGTGATGGCCCTGTGTGTCCGGGCCTGATCGATGGGGACCGTGATAGGTATCCCCTGACCGTGGATGTCGAACATGACGCCGGCATAGCCGTTGACGTAGCTGTCCTGCAGGAACTCCAGGACAGTGTCGTACTGCTGTGTGTCCAGTGCCCGGATCACTCCGGAGATCTGTCTGGCCAGCATCTGTTGATACCGCTTCTGGTAGATGATCGTCTGCAGGTGCTCCGGCTCCATCTCCTGCCGGAGGGAGAGCGCCTGTATCTGCTTGGCGCAGTCCTTCAGCGCCTTGTCATACATTTCCCGGAGGGACTTCAGCGTCTTCTGTTCCGCCTTCAGCTGCGCCTCCAGCGCCTGTTTCTGCCTGTCGTTCATTCAAGACCTCCAGTGCTCCCGCTACGTCCGCTTCAGGATCCTCCGGGAGCTGGTCCTTGATGTCGTCATAATCCCATTCCATGTATTCACAGATCTTCTGGAGCAGCGTATCATCCCCGACCAGCGTCTGCAGCATCAGCAGGCTGTTCAGCTGCGCCTGCTTTGTCTGGGCCTCTATCAGCCCGATCTGGGCGTCCTCCTGGCCATTGGTAGGAGTTACGGGAGTGAAATCGAACCAGACGTCCTCGGACCGGTAGCCGGTCGATGAGGACTTGTTCTCAGCGTCCAGGATGACCTCCACGATCCTGCGCAGGAAGGCTTTGACCTGTCCCTCCATCTTCTGGCAGCGCATGTCCAGAAGCGCGTATGCGACCTTTATAGCCATGTTCGTGGTGGCAGCGGTATCCTTCAGCCCTGCCATGTTGAGACCCATGCCGAAGCGGTAGATGGACTTCTCGTCCAGCTCCAGCTTGGCGACCCTTGCCTGATAGGGGACGTCGATGGTGATGACGTCGATGCCGCCGTCGGCGCTCACTCCCACGGTCTTCTTGGTCCGCAGGTTGGTGGAGAGCTCGTCCAGGTTATCCCCGTCAAAACCTTTGACAGCGTAGATGGGGTGGTCGAAGTCGATCAGGTTGTTGGACAGGGAACTGGCCATCAGGTCATAGTCGTCGATCAGGGGCTTTACCGTCTTCAGCAGAGGGAGCTGCTTGCGGTTGTTGTCCAGCCGGAAGAAGGGGATGAAGCCGAAGCCGTCCTGATACAGGTCGTCCCCGTCGTCCTCTGTGTAGAGCAGGTGCGGCCGGGGATTGACCTCTGCGTACTCATCCCGGACGATATCGCCATTGTCCCGCATCATCCAGTAAACGGTCTGCTGTGCGTCCCAGTCCTGTATCCGTGTGACGGTGTGGCCTTCGAGGTCCACACGGTCCACGTAATGGTAGATGATATGGTCCTGACCGTCTTCTGCGTATCTGCCGTCGACCTCGATGACGCCTGTGGCGTCTGCCCCGCGGAAGACCATATTGCCTTCCGGGTCGACGGTCACATAGACCCATGCGAAGCCGCACTTGCTGGCGTCTTCGATGGCGTCGGCCAGTGCCTGCCGGAACAGGTCGTTATAGTTGATCTTGTCGTCCAGGATGCCCTGCAGCGTCTGGTCGTCAGAGAAGGCGATCTGCTCAGAGGACATGAGGTACTGCACGCCCTGGTCCACCAGTTCGGCGTAGAAGGGATGCGGGATCTTCGTGTTGGCCCGGTTGTGGTCCTCCCTCAGGATCCCGTCGGCGTCGAAGAAGAAGAGGCGGTAATCCCTGATGTCGTGGTCGCCCTCATAATATCTTTCGCCGGTCCTTGCCCTCTGTTTCTTTTCTGACGCGGCGTCCTGTTCCAGGAACTGCCGGATCTCGCCTGCAGTAAGCATATCGCTCTCCTATACGAGCCAGGTCTGGCCCCTTATATATTTCTCAAGTGCGTACCTCATGGCGTCCATGAGGTGGTTGAAGTCGTCGATCGGGACGTTCAGCTTCTTGCCGAACTTGTCCTTCGACCACACATAATTCTGGATCTCTGTGAGGAAGTTGACACAGCGCGGGTGGACTATGATCTCGAAGTCCTGGATGAACTGGATGCCGTTGCTGATGGAGTCCCTGCCCTTCACGGCAGGGGACACACGCAGGCCCATGCTCTTCAGTTCGTCGATGGACTTGGGCTCTGCTGAGTCAGCCGTGATCCGTTCCTTGCCATATCCCAGGGCCGTGATGTTGGCGCAGATGCGCTTGTTGGACAGGCCCTTCTCGTACATCTCATCGAAGACGTAGATCTTCTTGCCCTGCAGGTCTACCAGCCCGCAGAACAGTGCCGTCGGGTCGTTGGTATATCCGAAGTCCAGGCCGAAGGCAGACTTCAGGCCGGGGGCCTTCCTGACCTCGTCCAGGTCAAAGGCTTCCTCCCTCCACTTCTCATAGACCAGGCCGTCAACGACGCCCCAGCCTCCCAGACCGGCCACTGCGTAGCGCCTGGGGTTGTTCTCCTTCATGCGTTCGAAGACGCGCCTGTCAGCCTCATCCAGCCATTCGTTGCACAGATAGTTGGTCGTGATGGCAAGTATCTCGCCGTCTGCTGACAGCGGCGTGGGCCTTGGCTTATACTGCTTATTGCCCTCTATGTCATAGCCGGTGAAGTCATCGAAGAACCGATGCTTTATCCAGTGCCGCTCGTTCCACGGGTTGAATGTCAGGGTGAACTGCTTCCAAAGCGGTGCCGGAACTGATCCGCGGATGGATTCGTCGATGGTATCGAAGTCGGCTTCCGTCATGATCTCATAGGCTTCCTCGATCCACGCCCAGCAAAGGTATCCCACCTTGACGGTGATGGACGTTACCTTGAGCGGGTCGTCCAGTCCCCGGAAGTATACCTTCTGCCCGGTGGGAACATAGGTGGCTTCCAGCGGGGACTCCTTGAAGGCCCACAGGCTGCCGACCTGCAGGCGGTCCACCGCCCACTGGAGCTCTGTGTAGCAGGAGTCCTTGAGCGTCCGGAAGGTCTTGCGGATGACCAGGGTATTCGACTCGGGGTACTTCATCATGTTGTAGATGACCCAGAGCGCCATGGTCTTTGACTTCTTACTGGCACGGGAGCCCTTCACGACCCGGTACCGCCCTTTGAAGGACCAGAAGTCCTTATAGCCTTTGCCGACCACATCCGGCAGATAGATCCTATTCAAGGTCGCCCTCGCCCGTGAAGGTCGGCAGCTCTACGCTGGCCTGCAGCCGGTCAGTAAAGATCCCGTAGCATTTGCCCAGGAGCTCCGCGGCCTTGAGCCGGTCCTTCTCGTCCGGGGTCTTCATGGTGACCACCGTCTGGCTGCAGCCTTCGCCGATACCCTCCACGGTGATGTAGGCCGACTGGGATTCGCCGCGCTGGACCGATGTCAGGTACTCCATGACCTCGGCGGCCGTGGCTACCTTCTGGCTGTGGATCTGCTGGAGCTGCTTATCTATATACGCTCGGACATTAACATTCGTTAACAGACGACTTGCCGCGGCAGTTGCCGTCTTCTTTGAGTAGCCCGCTTTTATCGCTGCCTGCGTAGCATTCTGGTCTATCAGATACTCC